GCGTATGTGGCAGGCGTAGCCTTGGAAATTCCTGCCGTGCCCGCCAGAGTCGCAAAGGTAAAGGCATCCGCCTCCGGTGCCACCTTATCGCGCTGCAAGGTTGCCCCGGCCATACCAAAAGCAATGTTAAAGGATTCCTGATCGTCCATCGTGTCAACTTGGATCTTCGTGCCTCTGTCGTAGTTGAACGTCGCTGATTTCCACGCTACGTTAACAGATCCGCTTGTATACCCGCCGTTACGGCTATAATCACCGAGGCCGGTTACCTCAATCTGCGGATACAAAATTTCGTTTACGTTTGCGCCCGCCCGCATCATAGACGCGTCGGAAGTCAGATCCGCCGTAACCGAAGCCTTACGGTATACCTCATCAAGGAGGGCCGTGTAATTTTTTGCTAATGCAATGCTATTTCCCATTCTTTTACCTCTTTCTTATTTTTCTTCTCCTAAGCCCATAGCGGCCCGAAGGGTGATTGTGTTGCTATCCAGTCCGCCAGGCGGGTTTTTGCCCGTAGGCCCAACCGGATTGTAGAAAGGTTCGTCTGCCCCAAACATCCAGGCGTTGGACTCTTTGCAGCTATCTATCGCCGCCTTGATGTCGGTTGTCTGGTCTTTAGACGCCTTAAGCGCCTCTAAGTCCATCTCTGCTATAACTGCCTTTGTGCTGCGCCCACCGGCGGCCTTAATCGCGTCTGACAACGTAGAATTAAAAGCCATATCAGCAAGCTGCTTCTCGTGCGTGGTCTTTTGGGTCGCTAAATCACTCGTTAGTGTCGTAATTTTGCCTTGCAGATCCTTAACGTCTACGCCCTCAAAACCCTTAAGAGCATCGGTTGCCGTCCTGAGTTGTGCCTCTAGACCGTTTTTTGCAGTCTCTAAAGCCCCGAACTTTTCCTTGCCTACGTAGTCACCAGTCCCCAAGTTTGCAACCTTGATCTGGTTGTCCTTGTTTGCCGGGTCCTCATTGTGAGCCTTGATTGCCGCTGCGACCGTCTCATACTGGTCGCCTAAAAAAGCTTTTAAAAACTCCATTTACTTCCTCCGCCGCGCTGGTTTTTATATGCGGTGCCTCCGCTGCGGCACGGGTGTTTATGTCTCTGTCCCGTAAGAGATTATTTAGTTTAAGCGTCATTTCGGACGATATAAAAACGCCCCATAGGACGCTTTAAGCTGAATACTTCCAGTTGTTTACTACTCTTCCGAGACGGTCCACATACACCCGCTCCATTTGAGGTTCAATACCCATACGTCCACTGAACGCCTTGTAATCCCGTAGCTGCTGCAAGTGCCGGGACTGTGCCGCCTCAATGTCTTCTTTCGCCCCGCTGCCTTTTTTAAGATTTACGATCTTAGAGCGTTGTACTTGCATCTTGCGCTCCATATCTCTCTGTTTTTGCGTTGCGTCGTAGGCGTTGTATTCCTTGCCGTTGTACGTGCGTGTCTGTGCCTCCTTGCGCTCCATCTCTGCAAGCTGTTCATCCGTATATAGGCGCGTGGATGCACCACGTACAAAGGGGTTAATATTGTGCTTACAGTTGGCTCCGAGAAGACCGGCTGCCGTGCCGTAGCCGCACACGCTTACAAGGTCTTCATAGCTCATTACCAGCCCACCCCACCAGTGATCTGGTCGGTGTCCGCTGTGCCAGGTGATCTCGAAATCGTTGGTTCCGAGCTGCCTCGCATTGTAAATATTGATGTTAGCAGATACTTGGTTGACGCCGCTCATAATCGCCCGCCTTGCGGCCACTGTCGCCCTGGTGGATATACCAGAGGCATAGTCTACCGTACGCAACCCTGACTCCGACATTTCCGACGATACCCGGCGCAAAACTGTGTTGTAGTCAAAGGTTCCTGTCACGATATCCAAACAGGCCCGGTCTACGTACTTCTGGTAATACTCTGATAGCGGCGTGAAGACCTTTTTACCCCGGCCCATATCGACCATAAATCCCATGGACTGGGAAATGTTTTTAAACTCTCCAAGCGTCTGCGCCCGCATCCCCTCCACCCATGCCTGCAATTGATGGTTTTGGCTATAGGGAATATAATTCGCGTTGATCTGCTCATACAAGACGCGATTCCGCACAAACTCCTTTTCGACCACTTGATCATATATCTCCCATATTTCGGGGTAGGTAGCCTTTGTGAGGCGCTTGATTTCTGCCTCAATAAATTCCGTTGTCTGCCCCATCCCTATCAAGCGGTTAATCTGGTAGTCTGCCGTGGAAGTAATTCCGCCGGTCTTGTGTATCCGGCGCACTACATCGTCCATAACACGATTCTGCATGTCATAGAATAGCTTTACTATCTCTTCTGGCAGGCCCTCCAGTTCTCCCGGCTGCATCTGATCACTCCTCTACAGTAACGGCGGCCCTTGCGGTCGCCTCGTCCTCGTTGTACCACTTAGCACGGTACTCCCAGAGCGGCATAGCTCCCACGGCGACATCTTGCAAATCCTGCTTGCGCTCTGCCTCTTCGTCTGTTAGCACGGAATCTTTAAAGCCACAGATAAAATCAAAGCCCGAGGTAAAGAGACCATTATAAAAGGCCAGCGCATAAGCAAGATCCTCCAAGCAATCCTTAAGGTTCTTCTGTATGGCCGTGACCATGTTATACTTGCGCTTTTTAGCTGCTTTAACCTCCGTAGCAGTCTTTTCGACCTCCGATAGTCTGCTTAGGTCTCCATAGGACAGAGACACGGAAAATTCAATACTGCGCTTATATTCTTCCAACCCCGCAATGATGGATGTCTCCCGAAACTCCGGAGAGAATACAGAATATAGCTCTTTGTTTGTCCCGGTCTCAATGTTAAGCCCCTGGTAGAGCCGCTTATTGAGTTTCGGAACCTCTAAGCGGGTTTCCCCGCCCTTGCCTAAAACTGACCGGGGCTGCAGGGCGATTACATCAACATGGACAGCCCTTTCTCCGCTCTCAAACTCCCAGTCCAATCGGCCAAACTGTATATCAGCCTTGCGGATCGCTTCGGCGGCAGCGTCATAGATAGACACGCCGCAGGGTGACCCATCTACGTCATTGACGATTGGATTTCGGTAATACCCGAAGTCAGGCCGTGTCATGCCTGGATAAGTAATTGACTCCGGCAACTTCGCCCAATCGTCAACGGAGGCCAGATCTACCGGCTTTCCAATGCTGGCGCGGTCAGGGCTTCTGTATGCCCTGTTTGTGATCACTAGGCCGGACGGTTCTACACCGTGATATTCAACCCTGTGGTAAAATACCGACTCTCCAACCTGTCTCGTCTCCATAAATACAACCTTGATCAGCTTGCCTGAAGCGTCGAATTCCACCGGCACGAAGTTACCGGCAAGTATATATTCGACCTTATCGCCGCCCAATGGTTTAACGCAGAAAGATCCACGGGCAAGACCGCTTTGGAGACTCTCATTAAGTCGCAGGAGGCTCTTTTGGTATAACTTGTCAAGGCGTGGATTGCTAACGCTGGTTTCCATTTCAAGCAAGCAGATATTCGCAAATTCGCGGCATATCGCTTTTTCAAGGCGGAGTGATTTAATGGTATCGTCCACCCAGGGCGCGGCCCCTCTCTCCATGTCGATCCATAGCTCAATCTTGCTAACCATGTCTTGCGAGATTGCGACGTCGCGCCCAACAACGTCCTTAATTGTCTTAACCGGAAACATGCGGCTTATCACCCCCTTAATGAAATTCTTTATGCTATCAAACATTATTGCCCCCTCCTCTTCCATGTGGGGTTCGTTGCATATCTAACGCCGTCGATTCCGTGGTTGTCCTTATCCGGGTAGCCGGAAATCACTTCGCCATCCTTCCCCCGCTCGTATTCATAATTGAGGAATTCTTCGGCAGTTTCGGGGCATCGGACATTGTCTATAACAATCTCTGCCAGGGATTGCAGCCACTTCATGGAGTAATCTACGCTCCCCGGCCCCTTTTCTGCTCCTCTCGCAAGCAATCCATAGGAACGGTAATCTCCTACTGACTTGTTTTCCGCGCTGTCACAGATAATGAGGTCATTGCCCGTTATACCCATCTCTATCAGCTTATCTGCTGTCTGCCGGTTGCTCTGCTTGTTGCAGCGGTACTCCATGAAGACATAAAGCTTGTGCCGTGCCGCGTCGTAGTGGCAGCGGACAAAGTGGAAGGGATCAGGATACCATCCCCAGTCTATGCCGTTGCATATACGGTCAAACTGCGCAATCTCCTCGTCGGTGATTTCCCGAATGACAACATTGTCAAATACTTGCCCGCCGGTGCCGTTGGCTACACCCATATACTCATTTTCGTAAGCGGTCGGGTTAACTTCCCGCAAGAATTCCGCTTCGTCCAAGAACGGTTTCCCAAGCCATGCTTTCGGTACGTCTTTATACGTGCTGTGAATAACCAGGCGCGTCTCCTTTGGTACCTTGATGTACTTATTCGCCCAGTTGTTGGCGGATTTAGGTGGGTTAAATGACTTAAATATATAAGCCTTATCGCCGCCGCGGATTACTGACTGTTCGATTTTACGAACCGCCTCCGGTCCGGCGAACTGGTCTAACTCCTCAAACCAGAGAACACCAATGTAGCCGAATGGAACTTTGATTGACTTAATCTTGCCGGGATCATCCGCGCCACGGAAATAGATCTTTTGCCCGGTACTGATCCGGGTTATC